CTTATTAAATGAGCTACCAAGCATATACAACATACAACACAAAAGTTACACCACAATCAGAACCAATTCCAGGTTCTAACCAAGTTCCAAATTCCGCAGGTGGACATTCTTTTGAAGTTGATATATGGACTCGTTTAAATAGATTTCTTATTTTAGGAACTGAAGGTGGAACATATTATATTCGCCAAAAACAATTAACAAAAGAGAACGCCAAGTCAATAAAAAAGTGTATTCTGTTAGATGGAAAACGAGTAGTAGATACCGTTATCAATATTTCAGATACAGGTCGAGCAGTTAAAAACGACCCAGCACTATTTGTACTTGCAATGTGTGCAGGACTTGGTGATGATTTTACTCGTAAATACGCCTTAACCAATCTACCAAAAATAGCAAGAATTGGAACTCATTTGTTTCATTTCGCTGGTTATGTAGAACAGTTTAGAGGTTGGGGTCGTGGACTACGAAAAGCTATCGCAAATTGGTATCTGTTAAAAGAAACTGATAAGTTAGCATATCAATCTGTAAAGTATCAACAAAGAGATGGTTGGTCACATAAAGACCTATTGAGATTATCTCATCCATCTACACAAGATGCCAATAAAGATTTACTATTTGAGTGGGTTACAAAAGGATATAATTCTTCAAAGGAAGATGAATATAAGGATTCACTCAGTATAATTTGGGCCTTCGAGAAGGTCAAGTCAGTCCAGACAGATGTGGAAGCTGCTAAATTAGTGGAAGAATACAAACTCCCACTTGAAGCAGTTCCTTCTAACCTAAAGACACCTAAAGTTCTGGAAACAGCATTACCACATTTGGGATTGACAGCTATTATCAGAAATTTAGGTAACTATACCAAACATGGTATTCTCTCCCCCCAAAGTGACGCACTTAAACTCGTTACTTCGAGAATAACCGATAAGGGGCAATTGCAGAAGGCCCGTATTCATCCATTAAGTGTATTACAGGCAATGGAAACCTACAAAACTGGTCAAGGACTTAAAGGTTCTGGTCATTGGGATGTAAACTCACAAGTAGTAGATGCTCTTGATGACGCATTTTATCTATCTTTCGATAATATAATTCCAACTGGTAAACGAGTGATGTTATCACTTGATGTATCTTCATCTATGACCTGGAGTGGTTGTGGTGGGATGCCATCAGTAACACCACGAGTTGGTTCAGCTGCAATGGCAATGGTTACGATGAGAACTGAAAGTGATTATCTTGTAACAGGTTTTACACACGGTTTAGAGGTTCTTGATCTCTCACCAAAAATGAGATTAGATGATGTATGTAATAGAGTAGATAATCTTAATTTTGGAGCAACTGATTGTTCATTACCAATGTTGTACGCAGCTGAGAACAATCTCAAGTTTGACGCCTTCGTAGTTTATACAGATAGTGAAACTTGGGCAGGTAGATTACATCCAGTAGAGGCACTTCGTGAGTATAGAATGAAAACAGGAATTCCAGCAAAACTAATTGTGGTAGGGATGGAAGCAAATGATTTTACAATAGCAGACCGAGAGGACGCTGGTATGTTAGATGTAGTAGGTTTTGATACGACAACACCTTCCGTGATGTCGGATTTTATCAGAGAAAATTTATAGTAACAAATAAGTAACAATAAGGAATGACAATGAATCAAGGTACAGTAAAGTGGTTCGACGCTAAAAAAGGATATGGTTTCATATCTGATACAGCGACGGATAGCTCAAAAGACTATTTTGTCCATTTCTCCGAAATTCAAACAGACGGCTTTAAGACTTTAGAAGAAGGTCAAAAAGTTGAATTTGAAATTGGAGAAGGTACAAAAGGTGCTGTTGCGAAGAATGTTAAATCAGCAACAGAATAAATTAAATTTAGCATAAAAAGTTGGGTTGTTTTTTTGACAACCCAATATTTATTATTGTCAAAGGTTATACCAATGACAATTAACTAATAACAAATAAAAATAACAATAAGGAGATAACAAATGGATATTAACGCAGTGAAAAAGCGATTAGCTCAGTTACAAACTTCGTCTACTCGAACCACAAATCTGTGGAAACCACAGCCAGGAAAAACACAAATTCGTATTCTTCCATACAAACTAAATTCAGATACTCCGTTTATAGAATTATTCTTTCATTATGATTTAGGAGGCAAATCATTTTTGTCCCCAACATCATTTGGTCGTCCAGACCCAATTGAAGAATTTGCTGATAAACTGAAACAATCTGGAAATCGTGAAGATTGGAGATTAGGAAAGAAATTGGAAGCAAAACTCAGAACTTTTGCACCAGTTGTAGTTCGTGGTGAAGAAAATCAAGGATCTAAATTTTGGGGTTTTGGTAAAACAGTTTACCAAGAACTTTTAGGTATTATTGCTGATCCAGATTATGGTGATATTAGTGATCCTGTAAATGGACGAGATGTTGTAGTTGAATTTAAAACCGCAGAAGAAACAGGAGCATCGTTTCCTAAAACTTCTATTCGTGTTAAACCAAATCAAATTCCAATTACAGAAGATAAAGCAGTTCTAACTACTTTACTCGATGATCAAAAAGATATACGTGAAGTATACAACGAGTTAAGTTATGATGAATTAGCAGAAGCCTTAGGTGATTGGTTAAATCCAAAGGAAGATGGAGAAGAAACAACTACCAAAACAGATACCACTAATGTTCCAGCATCTACATTAAAAAGTGCAGTAAGTAGCACTTCTAATGTAACGGACGCATTTGACGATTTGTTTAATAAGTAAATAAAGGAGAGACATTATGTCTGTAAAGGACGAACTTGCACAAGTTCTCGCCGAAAGTCTTAATAAACAATTCAAGGATACAAAGGTAGCTTATTTTCTCGATGGTTCTAACGCTACTCCAACAGATATCAAGGAATTCATATCTACTGGCTCATCGGTATTAGACTTAGCAATTTCCAACCGTCCAAACGGTGGAGTTGCAGTTGGTCGTATTACTGAAATCAATGGGTTAGAATCGAGTGGTAAATCTTTAATAGGAACTCACATTCTTGCTGAAACTCAGAAAAAGGGTGGTGTTGCAGTCTATATAGATACTGAAACATCAGTTAGTAGAGAATGGTTAGAAACTATTGGAGTTAATGTTCAAGACTTGTTATATCTTCATGTCGAAACCGTTGAAGATATATTTGAATGTATTGAAAGTATCATTAGTAAGATTAGAGAATCAGATAGAGATAGGTTAGTTACAATTCTTGTAGATTCACTCGCAGGAGCATCTACCAAAGTAGAAATGGAAGCTGACTTCGAGAAAGACGGATGGGCAACGAGTAAGGCAATTATCGTTTCAAAAGCGATGAGGAAGATTACTCAAATGATTGGTCGTGAGAGAATAGCTCTCGTGTTCACCAATCAACTCAGACAAAAACTCGGAGTAATGTTCGGTGATCCGTGGACTACTTCTGGTGGAAAAGCATTACCATTTCATTCATCAACTCGTATTCGTTTGAAGAATATGGGACAAATCAAAGTGGGAACAAAAAAGGATGTAATTGGTATGAAGTGCAGAGCACAGATTATCAAGAATCGTTTAGGGCCCCCACTTCGACATGCTGACTTTAATTTATACTTCGATAGTGGTATTGATGATAAAGGAAGTTGGCTACAAGTACTAAAAGACCACAAACTTCTAAAGGTTGCAGGAGCATGGTACACTTTGGAATACAAAGGTAACGATATTAAGTTTCAATCTAAGGATTTTGATAAAAAATTAGAAGAAATTGATGGTCTCGAAGAACACTTGTATGACTTAATTTGTAACGCATCCATACTTAAATATCAATCTGCCGATTTAGGTATTGATGATGTAGAATATACAGACGAAGTTGTTGGTGATGAGTAATGAAAAATACCTTTCTATTCTTGATGAGATAAAGAAACACGGTGGCGGTTCTGATATAACGAAGAATCCCAACGAAAAAGTACTGATAATAGATGGCTTGAATACTTTTATCAGAGTGTTTAGTGTTATACCAACTACCAATGATGATGGGATTCACATTGGTGGAATAGTTGGTTTTCTGAAATCAGTCGGTTACGCTATAAAAATGTTGGGACCCACCAGAACTATTATAGTTTTTGATGGAAAAGGCGGGTCTAACCGCCGCCGTAAACTTTATCCAGAATATAAGGCAAAACGAAGAACTAAGAAAATCCGACTCAATCGTGTAAACGATTTTGAGAATATGGATGATGAGCGTCATTCTATGATGATGCAATTATCTCGGTGCGTAGAATACTTAGAAACTCTCCCCGTTTCCATTCTTTCAGTAGATAGTGTGGAAGCAGACGATGTTATTGCCTATATCGCAAAACAACTCTTACCAAAAAACAATCATATTATAATGTCAACCGATAAGGACTTTTTGCAATTGGTTGATGACAGAATTTCAGTATGGAGTCCAACGAAGAAGAAACTGTATAAACCCGATGTAGTGAAAGAGGAATATGGAGTTACTTCGAAGAACTTATTGATGACTCGTATTTTTGACGGTGATACATCCGATAATATAAAGGGTGTAATGGGGATTGGTTCTAAAACTCTATTAAAGAACTTTCCAGATTTATCTGATGAGGGAGTAACTTATACAGTAGATGAAATAGTTGATAAATGTGAACAAGGTAGTAGATTTCATAATATAGTAAGAAAACAGAGAGATAGGATGCATCTCAACCACACATTAATGCAGTTACAAGAGGTGGATATAAGTGGTGGTGCAAAACTTAAAATCAACAGAGTTGTAAATGGTAAAATACAAGAATTAGTAAAATCAAAATTCCAAACGATGTTTATAGAAGATAGGATGTTTGGTGCATTACCTAATTTAGAAAGCTGGGTAATGGTAACTTGGACAAATTTAAATAGATTTGCAAAGATAAATAATAATGGGTCGTAAAAAGATATATCATACCGAAGAAGAAAGACTCGAAGCCCAACGACAATGGCAGATGGACCATTATGAGCGCAATAAAGCAAAGATTCTCAAAAAGGCCAAAGAACGATATAGATTAAAGAAGATGTCAGAACGTAGAGAGGAAAAAAGGAGAAAATTATATGGAGACCAGTAAACTAATCAATGGGGATTGTTTAGAAGAACTGAAAAAACTTGATGATGATTCAGTAGATTTACTTTGTACAGACCCACCATACGGATACGGATTTATGGGTAAACATTGGGATACTTTCCAAGAGAAAAAATCTACAAAATCTCAATCAGTAGGTTGGATGAGTCCTGGTATGACTAAATCTACATATGGTATGAAAGAGTTCTTTGTTCCTATTTGGGAAGAAGCATTACGAGTATTGAAACCAGGAGCATTCTCATTCGTTATGTCCGCACCAAGAAGCGATGTTCAGACGGTTATGGTTCAGACTTTACAAGAAGTAGGATTTGATGTAAGTTTCACACCAATTTATTGGGCATACGCAACAGGTTTTCCAAAGGCATTAAATATTGGTAAGGCGGTTGATAAAAGACTTAATAAAAAACGAGAGGTTATTGGAATTAAAAAACGAGGTGATGTAGAAGAAGCAAAAAAACGAGGAACTACATTTACTCAAGCAGAGGCCAATCAAAATAACAAAGATATATTTGGATATGGGGAAGAAGAAATAACATCAGGACCGGCATCAGACGAAGCCAAAAAACTTGATGGAAGTTACGCGGGATACCAACCAAAACCAGCAGTAGAAGTAGTAATTGTGGCAATGAAACCGTTGGGTAAGAAAATGGGGTATGTAGACCAAGCACTTGATAATGGTAAAGGTGTAACTTGGTTAGATAGTTGTAGAATACCATTTGCTGGAATGAGTGATGAGGAACAATTTGATAAAGACAATGTAGCAGGACACCAAAAATTTATAGAAAAACGAAAAGATGAAATGTATGGTGGTGGTTGGGAAAAACCAGCACGAAAATCTAAAAGTGATCATGAAAAGTATGTGAGTGATAAAAACAATAAAGAAAACTTTTCAGATGAACGAGGATGGGATAAGTGGGGAGAAGAAGATTTCGGAGAAACACGGAATGCTCAAAATTTCACAACGGAAGATACCTATGAACGAGTTTCGGCATTTGGAGATACAGAACAATCAGAAACTAAAGATGGTAGAAACCTATGGGGAAAGAAAGCCACTAAAAAAGTTAAAATAACAAAACGACAACCACGTACAGACCATAATGTATTTAAACAGAGTGGATTTAAGAGTGAAGAAAATGATACAGCAGAAGCATCACCACTCGGTAGATTTGCAGCAAATTTATTAATAAGTGATAATGTATTAGATACTGGTAAGAAAACTAAGTCAAGTGGTGGACGTTCATATCAAAATACAAATGATATGTATAGTGGTGGTTGGGCACACGATGATGAAGGAACTAATGAAAATCCAGGTAAAGGTGATGCAGGAGATTTCAGTAGGTTTTATAGTTTAGACGAATGGTGGAAATTTAGAATGGGTAGATTACCAGAAGAAATTCAACGGACATTTCCATTTTTGATTGTCCCAAAGGCGAGTAAATCTGAAAAGAATAAGGGGTTGGATAAGTTTGAGGTTAAACAAAAAGATGAAAGAACTGATATTGGTAAAGGTTCATTTACAGAGAAAGGATTACAACCAGGTAAAAATATCCATCCAACAGTAAAACCAATAGATTTGATGAGTTATTTAGTGGTACTTGGAAGTCGTAAAGGTGATGTAGTATTAG